CTAGACTTGATATCTTAATTGTTTTGATTTAATTCAACCCATCTAATGGGTCTATCCGAGATATATCGGCGTCAACGAGTTTATTCCATCTGGAATCTCGTAAAGCAATGTCGTATTGTGCATAATTATTACTATCCACTTGTGAGGGCAACTCTGTCACAAAATGCCGTGGATGGTGTGAATAAACGGACTGATCACAATCTTTGCAAGAAAACTCTTCAGGCAATTTGTCCATGTCTAAACCAAGTTCACCTATGATTTCTGGTAATCTGAATCGAATAGGTTTGTTTTGGAATAGTTGGAAATGGTCAAAGTGAACACCCATAGGTGCTTTCCTCGCAAGGACACTCAACCAACCCCTAGTGAATTTCGCGGTTATGGCGTGGCAATCGCGATTGGAGTAGGTTGAGGTTCTGGATTGAAGATCGTCCAGTAATGGTTGGTGCGCTGGGCACCGTGAATTATTACGTAAACAATAACACTTCGTTGTGGGATTGGTCAATTGTGAGATTGGTTTTATGTTCAATGAACCCTTGGGCCATGGCTCGCACTTGGTTTGAGTGGGCCACTCGGCGGGTAATCGTCCCATGCATTTACCTTGTCTGCTGTAAAGGGACAGATCTGTATGTCCATGACATAAATCGACATCATTATTCGTGTAGAAGGACTGGATGTCCTTGTAGTAGAATTGGAAAAATAAGTCGAAACCTTTCTCAAATGTACCAAATCCTACCGAACACGGGTGTTCGGTCAATTTGGGTGTTATTACTAGTTTAGTAGATTGTTGTGTAATGAATGTGGCGTTTCTAATGACGTAAATCTCAGCAATGGGTGGGCGTCGGATGAAGTTAATGAAATCGGTTTTGCAGATTCCACAATCTTGTCCTGGTAGCCAGTTTCTTGACGCGGGTGGTTTGTTAGGACCACCACCGGGTTGGTCGCCAAAGCAGACCCAGGTGTACTTTTCACACCTTGGGCATGTTTGGCTGCTAGTTGTCAGTCCACAGGCGTGACACATCGACACGTATCCTGGATGCCAATCCACTAAATCGGGTTCGGCAACGAAGGATATGCTAGGGATTTCGTGCATGTTCACTTTAAAAGGCATGGCTTTATTTGGGAAAGCGATGCCTGATTCTAATATCTGGTGATTCTCTATAGATGAAATGAATGTGATGCTTTGTCGTTGAAAGATCTTGTTTGTGATGTCTTCAATTGTTATCTTTTTGTTCATTATCCATGACTTGACACGTTTCGGTAAGCTAGTCCAGCTGTGGATAACCACTGCTGGGGGAGGGGGACCAGCTTTCCAAACGTATGTGCCGTTGGGATCTGTTTCGAACAAATGGGTCTGTAACAATCGGGTTTCTTTCAACGCTTTCGCGTTGGTTAATATGTCGTAAGGATCAACTAAATTTTGTTTTCGAGGTCTTCGTCTTGATCTGGATGATTGACTAGAAGATGCAGTTGATGAACTGGGCACACTGTTGTATGGGTTGAACAACCGTGGGTGTGCTTGGAACTGTATCTTCCAGAGGCGGTGGATTGAACCATAGATTGGACCGGGGTTCTTTTCCACGTCGCCATGTCGAGTTAGATCTAAAGGTGGGGCGTTTCTAACCACTGAGGCAATACCTTCGAGCATGGTTCGATAAGTTGGGCTGGTCTTGGAAATGAGTTTCGGCAGCCCTAGAGTGTTGAGAATACGTTCTGCACTAGCGTATGATATCTTCGCCTTGTGGCGGATAACGTCGGCGATAACGTATGATCTCACGGATTCACCACTCTCTATAACTTTAATGACGTCACCAAAAGTTTTAAACTCGTCAAATCGGTTCCTTGTTGGAGGATCCAAGGCGAGGATTTCTTGTGTTAACGCGACGTTCGTCTTTGCTTTACGAAGTCGTCGGTTTGATCTAGTTGATCGTCTATCGTTGGCACCACGATGGAGCTGGTCTAGGCCAGTTGCAACATCCGTGGGTCCAGGGTCATTCCTTTCAAGAACTTTAAGTAGTTCCGGATTCTCGGGTCGTACTTTGAACTTGCGTTCTTCCGAGCGGGGGAGTTCCGGATCCAGATAAAATTTATTTGTGGCAGTGAAAGGGTTGTGTCGTCTTGCAAAAAGAGTGTCTGGTACCATGGTGAGAATATCTTCATCTCGACTTTGGAAATCTGGGTAAAAATACGTGTCTAGGCGTTTTCTGTTGGCCAAATGGTTTCGATTGGCTAAGTTCTCTCGTTCTGCAGTCGGCTTGTCTAACATGAACGCTCCGCTGAAAAGGAATCCTTCAGGTGTTGTTGAAGGGCTCCATGTCAGGAGGACTTTGTTCAGGTTCTTCGGGACTACTGAGCGATTGAACTCGTTTACTTTGGTCCAATCTCCTGTCTCCTTCGCGGTCTTGATAAGAGAATCTTGTACGATTCTCTTCTTCCCCACGATGAAATCATCGTGGTCAGCGAAGAGTTTGGGATATTTTGCCTTCAGTGTTGTTTTGCCTTCACCAGATGGAATGGCTATTGCCAATGGAAAACCACCTTGGTGTGAAACATGGGTGAAAGTTTCATAGTCTACGTATTCTCGAGTTCGTGGGTCGATTTTCCCATGGGGTCTGTAATAATTTAATATTAATTTATCTCTAGTCATATCTCTATATAGGTTGGGTACCTTAATATCCTTTGTTTGGATTAAATGGTCCATATATTTGTGGATAGTGTTGTACAAGTCTGAGTCAGCTCCACTTAGCATTAAATAGCCGAGTGAGCGGTCAAAGGAGTCTTGTGGTGTTCTCACTATAACATGAGGTGTTAACCACTTGTTGAGGACTCTATTGGATTCAAACTTTGCTACAACGCCGGGACCAGTGGGATTAGGTACAAAGCTTCTGCGTAAGAAGGCAGGTTCATGGTTATTGAGGGCTACTTCGCCCCACATATCCACTGTGGTCTGTAGACCAAGGTCATCTTCGATAGTTTTGAATAAAGTTGGTTTCGACCTCAAATACTTTCGTGTCATTGGGTCGTGTGGTGGCAATGAGCGGAGAGCATCGTCGCCATATTGTGAATCAACTTTTTTCATGTTTTCGAAACCATGCTTGATGTCTACGTAATTGTGGATTATGCGGTGGTTAATGGTGTTGCCTTCAGCTCCTAGATACAAGCCAGATGGATGGCCGGAGTTAAGTTGTACAACTTCTCCGGTTGGAGTCACAACATAGTACGAACTGGTCTTATCAATAATTCGAGCTATGTTGTTTATTGTTCTGCGATCATTACCTTGTAATTCGGCAATGCGCGTCATGACTCGTTTTCGTGCATCCATTATTGGTTTGGGCATGTAACGATCCTGCTTACTAAAGTCTATAGCATTTGCTAACCAACCTTTGTCTAAATTATGGCGAGCGTACAATCGGGGGAATTCCTGATTACTGATACCTATCTTACTAGGTGTAGACCATTTCCTATGTTTGAGTGAACTAAGGAATGGTTGGAATGATTGACGCTCTGCCATTTCTGCTTCTAAATTAGTACCATATATTATTCGGGGTATTAATTGCGCTTTCGTTTTTTTTAAATTTTCTGTTTTCCAAAACAGCTTATACGTCGCTAATTCACCGGAATTTGCGAAATTCTTGGCGTAGGATCGGAAGCTAGGGTTATTTGCTAGCTCGAATTTGTCTGCGAAGCCTATGCCTGAAAATCCTGTGTCATGTCTGCGATTACGCAAAAACTGACGAGATGATATAACGTCGTTGTAGCTTATTGGTTTAATTTTAACATTCTTGAACTCTTGAACAGTTGCGTTGATTGCTTTGTCCAATATTTTCCTATCTACATTAGTTCCAGGGTTAGTTGAATCCCTGAGTAGCATGTTTATTTTGTCTAGGGTGTTATACGCGGACTGGGGACCTGTGAAGACGAATGGTTCGCCTTTTTGTTCCAGTGTCACGGTTTTGCGATACTCTTCGAGAAACTTGTCGG